TCGCCGTGCCAGTTCAGAAATGCGGCCTCGGAGCGGATTTCAAAGCCATCAGCCTTGGCGTTCGGCCATGATGCCTTGAATTTTGCGAGCGACATATCGACCGGGACAAAGCACCGGCCCGCGTCCTCTCGCGTGGGCAGGATGGCGTCAGAGTCCCAGAGGACCGACACGCCGTCATCAATGCCCGAAATGCGGATTTCCTGGTTGAACGTCGTTGAGCTGGCGTATTCAGTCGTAACCCGCCAATGGCCGATACCGCATGCAACCTGACTGTCGGCTGCTGCCGTGTAGACATACTGCGCGTAAGAGCGATTCTCGATGTAGCGAATGATGCCAGCCAGCACCTCCGCCGTATCAGGATCGGCCTGATCGTCAACCGGGACGACCTTGATACTTGGCTTGGACTGGCGCTGATCGCCAGTGACCTGACGGACAAACTGCGGGATTTCGTTGATGACATGTGTGGGGCGGCCCTTGCGTTGGCTGAGCGCGTCCGCGTCCCACTGATCTTCCACTTCACCGCGCCGAAATCGCAGGTCGTTGTAAGCCTCATCGATGTTCCGGCGCTCTTTCTCGTAATCGCGCTCATATTCCTTCATCGCCCGAGCGTGGACTTCTTCCCAATCCTTACCCTTCGTGCGCGGCTTTTCGTCCGCTGGAGATGGCACTAGATTATACATGCGTCAGGTGCCCATCCAGCCGCCGACACGGCGGCGTTCACGCGGACGCTCCACCGCCTCAGCCACAGGCTCGGCAAACGTCAGCACGATTGAATCCCATTCGTCGGGGGATCGGACGCCACGAGCGCGCATGTGTTCTTTGCTTTCCAATAAAAGACGCTGGTTCACGTCGTATGAGTAGCCCGGCCCGCAAGCATCGGCCTGCAAGCTGTCGGTATCCGGGATGTCAGCGCCGCCCGGCTCATTGAGCCAGTCCTTCGAGCGCGACCACATCTCGGCGCGCCTGTTACGAGGCCCCGCTGATTTCGTCCCGTCCGGTAGAATTACCTCTGGCTCCATCGGGGAGCCGCCGAAATTGACGGGCGTCACGCGATCCAGATAGTCTCCGCCCCAGCTATGGAGAATATCCACCACGCCAGCGCCCACGCCGCCCACGTCAACGAACACCCGCGCGGGCTTATCAACGTCGATAACCTGCTTGATCCAGTTCGCACCCGCGACCGTATCGATCTTACCCTTGCTCTCGATCTTCGAGACCTTGCGGCCGCGCCGCCACGCAATAGCGAACCTGTCGTCACCGAACCGCGCCGGATCGACGCCAAGCACCAAAGGACCGATGCCCTCGCAGGTGGCTTTCCTCGCCGCAAGAACAGCCTCCGATTTGATGAAGCTGTCATGGCCCGTAAGCTGGAACGCCTCAGCGGCTGTCGCCGGGTATTCCTGCTTGAACAGCAATTCGTCCTTCAGCTCTGCAATCTTGGCGCGTCGCCACACCATCTGCTCAAGATCGATGCCATGCGCATCAAGATACGCCTGCTCTTCCTCGTCCAGATGGAAGTCTGCCGGCACCTCGCGCCGATACTCGTCCTGCCAAAACCACGGAATGAATATCGCTTCGTAATCGCCTACTCCGGCCTCTGCTTGCTGCCATCGCTCGTGAAATTCGCCGCCCACGCCGTTCGCAGTAGACTCAAGCACAATCTCAGTGCCAGGCAGATCAGGAATAGCCTGAACCACGCCCGCGAAATGTGTCTTTGCATTCGGCCAGAACGCCACTTCGGAGCCATGAAACAACTGCACCGTCTGCGAGCGGCCAACCGCCTTGGCGCCAGCCGTGCCAACTGCGTAACCGCTCTCCAGCTTCTCGAAGCTCAGTTCCTTGGCGTTCGCAGCACCCGTCACTGGCTTAACCAGTTCCGGGCAATGCGTGTGATAGCGCTCCACCATGCCGAACAGGTTGTTCGTCGCATCCTGCTCATGCGTCAGGATGAACACCCGAACGCCCTTGGTATGCGATGCGCGCCAGTAATATCTGCCGCCTATGTAGGTCGAGACGCCCTGTTGCCGTCCCTTGAGAACGAGTGCCCGGACCTTGCCGTTATTGGCCCTTTGCGCCTCTAGCCTGCTGTGCAGGTAAAGCTGCGCTTGGTTCAGTTCGAGCGGAACAATCTCGCCGCTCTTTGCCCTAATACGCAGGCACTTGGCCGCGTAATGCTGGAAGTCCGTCTTGAGCTTTTGTCGTATCGCCTTCTCGCGAGCGGAGAGATTGGCCACTACCGCTCTTCGAGCATCCCGGCGAACTGGCGCAACATCGCAGCCACATCGCTGCTGTCGAAGGTGTCGTCTGGGTTTCCCAGCAACTGGGCATGGATACCGCTCTTGTCCTCGAAGGTCGCCGTGATGCGCGCCAGCAGCACGTCTCTACGCTCTGGCGGGATGGCTTCCCCCACCAGACGATTCGTAGTCATCGTCAATTTGACAATCTTCATTCAAGTTCCCCCAAAGCTTCCTCGTGGCTTATTGCCAACCCGCCGCTCAGCTCTACCGATTGAGCCGCTTTGCCGTCGAGCCGATCAGCGATCTCCTTCGCTGCCGATGTGTCCTCACCCGCCTTGATTAGCTGCTGGCGAGCAATGTATCGCAGCGATCCTGGCTTTGCTGGCGTTTCCTCGCCGTTCTCAGCCAATTGGGCTTCAATCCTTAGCGCGTCGCGGTAGGGCTTATCCTTGTTCTCTGAACCCTTTGGTCTGCCCATGTATTTTACTTCTTAAGTTCCTGTAACCCAAAACATTCCCCAATGGCTCGCGCTCACCCAATGGCCGGGGATGTCTATGAGGTGAGTCCATTTCTCGTTACGCACACGGCGGCTCGTTGTATTCGTCGGTTGAAAAATGATCGGGCGTTCCACGAGCAAATGTGAATCGTTCAATCCTGCCCGGACGCGATGTAATCCTTGACCACTCGCCTATGTGCATCGTCTCGGACTTACCTTCGATGCTCACAGTGATGTATTCGCCCTCACGAGAGAGAAGCATGGTTCAGAAAAGCCTCGCAGAAAGCAGGCAATGCGGCCTACAGCTTCGTTCCGCCACTGAGTGATCGCTCGCGGCGCGGGCCGTTAGCGCCCTTGCAAGTCTTCTCAGCCTCAACGGGGCAGATGCAGCCTTGCGGATACATGATCGGTGCGGGCGGCAATGTGTAAGTTGGCACCGCCGATGGACCAGTCGCGCGACAATGCCCCTGACAGCCATACGTTGAGCAACGGTAGTTCGCGCAAGCGTGCATGGTTCACTCAGTTCGTGTGGCCGATGTTCTGGCCGATGATGGCTTTGTGCGATCTTCTCACTCCTGCGGAGAAGCCTTGCTGAGTTGAGCTTTGTTGTATTCTTCAAGAGCAGCCGCGAGACGGTCAATAGCAGAGGCTAAGCTGGCCATGGGATCGACGCCCATACCGTAGCCGCCAGTCCATGAGTGGGTAACGTGGCTGGGCCACGGGTTGTTTGCGTAAGCCGGATGACAGTATCCGGTGTAGCTCCCTGAACCTGACGCAAGCCCGTTCATCAGTTGCTCCACTCACTACGCGGCCTCCCGGCTATTCGGGATGGCGCTTTGTGCGATTTTCTCTGAAACAATTAGCTCCGAGCAGCAGCACCCCTCGAAAGGCTCGACCTGCCCACCACCAGCTAAGGGGAGACACTGAGTTTTGAGAGGGCATCGGCAAGAAGGATGCCGCTGCTCGAAAGGTGGCCGAGCAATCCCCGTGGGATGCGCGCCCGGCCTGTCCGCAAGGGATGTGCGCCAAGTTAGCTGCGCAGTGATCGTTTCTCACGGCACGTTTGAATCAAGAACCCCGCCGCAGCGGTTAAGCTGGACGGGGTGAATTGGCGATCATGGTAGCAGGCTTCTACTCCTGCTAGCGGACAAGCGCTGTAGCCTCATGGCCTAGCTACAAGGCGGACCAGACTGGTGCCGACGCGAGGACTCGAACCCCGGACCCGCTGTTTACAAAACAGCCGCTCTACCGACTGAGCTACGAGGGCATAAAACTTGGGATGCTGCATTTAAACCACGCTTTGCCCCCGGTGTCAACTAGCCCTAGGGGGTACTGGGTATATATTTTCGAGGCATCGCCAACCCGTAGTAGACCGCCATCGAATCCAGACATTCCCGAAACCGCCGCCCGAAGTATTCGGCCCAGGTTTTCCCGGCGAAGCCCCGGCGCTCAGCAATCTTCTCCATCGTCAGCCCGTGCACCAACACATCGTGGACAATAGCCGATCCATCCGCCCCCAGCCTGCGCAGCACGCCGTTGATCCTGACAAGCGCCTTGGTTTGCCCTTCATCGATAGGATCGGGCATGCAGCCGCCGTCTACCGCCTCCTTGCTCGGATCGATTGCCTGCGGCCCTTTCTCCGCGCGCTCCCAATCGGCCTGAAACTCCCGACCGGCCATGTACTGCGCCTCATCGATCTGGCGGCGGTCGTGGAGGCGGCCCAACGGGTCTTCCCGTAGATTGCGTAGTGTCACGATCTTGCCGCCAGCCTCGTATGGGTCTTCGACCTCGATAGCGCCCACATCAGCGTTGCGGTTCACGTCGCCCGACCTCCGATCATGAATCGGGG